GACTGTCTGAACTAGCTGGTAAAGACTTAGAGACCTTAGTGAACTTACTTAATGTCGAGGTAAACAAACGTACCTCCAGTAAGACAGAGTTTGAAGCTAAGAAGTGTAAGAAGTCTAAGATTGACGACAAGCAACGTGGTCTAATCAGACGCTTCCTTAATGTTAATCGCTGGATTACAGAAGACTTCTACGACATTCGAGACAAGGTTCTCGCTGACTAATAACAACGGAGACGACTTACATGGCATGGTCTTACGATCCTACAGACTTGGACACTACCACGGCCTCTGGTCGTCTCAATACAGTGCGTCTTTTAATCGGTGACACTAATACCGAAGATCAGCAAGTACAGAACGAAGAGGTCACGTTTGCTCTATCTGAGAATGGTAACAATGTTTACTACTCAGGTGCTTGGGCTGCTCGTGTTATCTCGGCTAAATACTCCCGTCAGGTAACAACACAATTAAGTGGAGCCTTAAGTGCTGATTACTCTGACCTAGCCAAACAGTATAAAGCTCTGGCAGATGACCTAGAGTACCAAGGCAAGACCGCTGGTGCTGCTGTAGGTGTTCTGGCTGGGGGCATCACCAAGAGTGGTATTGAGGCTGTACGAGCTAACACTAACCGTATCGAAGGCTCCTTCCGTAGAGATCGTTTCAAGAACCCACCAAGCTACCAAACACCTGAATACGAATAAGGAGTAAGATATGTCATTCCGCTCCTTTGACTTGCTAAACCTCGTAAGAGACTTTGGCTCAGATGTAACACTAAGGAAGACCAGTACGGCTGGAACCTATAACCCTGCTACTGGTGCAGTAGATGGTGCAGCTACCACTGACTATACCGTGAGTTCTTACTTCTTTAATTTCTCTGTGGGGCTTCCTATTGGTGACGAAGTTCGTCGTGGGTCTAGCCGCTGTATCATTCCAGCACTAGGTCTTGCTGTCGTCCCTGATGATGAAGACAAGGTTATCGGTCTTGGTAATACATACGAGATCGTGTCGGTACAAACCTTCTACAGTGATGGTGTTGCCATTTGCTATGTCTGCGAGGTTCGTGACTAATGAGTATTCAAGCCACGATGAACGCCTTTAAAGACAAGATAGAAAACAGGGTAGCTGATGAAGTTGAGCAAAAGTTTGACGAGATAGCTTCCTACGCAGTTTATGTTGCTGTCCCTGACCAGTCTATCGACACAGGCGCTTATGTAACCTCATTTTCCATTGGCCCTGCTGGTTTCGGTGGTGGACGTAGCCGAAGCTCAGACAACAAGCCCAAGAACCAGAACCCACAGGCCATGAAAGACCAAGCATATTCTCAGCTTATTGGCGACATAGATCGTATAGATTTTGAGGCGATGCTAGAGTCTGGTAACACTAGGTTTACCCTCCGAAATCGTGCGCCTCACGCTAGAGATGTCGAGGATGGTGCTAACTGGAAACGCTCAGGCTACCATGTCTTCACAAAGATTAGGGATAAGTTCGGATGAGTATTTATAATGACATTCGTGCCGCTCTTGAGAGCCACTTAGCTAACACCGCTGGACTACCCACTGGAATAGCCTATGAGAACGTCTCATTTGAGCCTCAGACAGGCACTAGCTTCCTTAAGGTGTCCTTTGTCCCAACGTCTCGTAGACCCGCTGTACGAGGCTTAAATCCACAACAACGGTATCAAGGTGTCTTCCGTGTATTCTGCTACACACCCGAAGGTAATGGCCCCGCTACTGCTGATGATATAGCCAACAAGGTTATGACAGCCTTTGAAGCCACGACTGACATTTCTTTTACTAACGGTGAAGCTGAGACTTTCATAGTTTCCATTGACTACGCTGAGAGAGATAATGGCTTTGTAGATAGTCCGTGGTATTACACGGTAGTTAATATCGGCTGGTATATCTACTCATAAAGAAAGAACCACTATGACTAAAGCAAGTAAGAATTTTGTCTACTCAGGCAAGACATATCTCATCGGAGATGAGGTTCCCGCTAATGTAGCTACGGCTGTTGACCCTTCCTGCACGGAAAAGCCCAAAGCTAAGAAACCAACATATACTAATACTATTCTTGAAGGAGAATAAACATGGCTTTTGCACAAGGTAGCCGTTCCAGTCTCTCGTACATTGCAGAGACATCTTTCGGCACTACGCCATCCACACCCACTTTCGCTAACCTTCCGATTAACTCACACTCTCTGGACTTGACCAAAGACCGTGTTGAAGGTAATGAAATCCAAGCTGACCGTATGACACGAGTTGACCGTCATGGTAACAAGCAAGCTGGTGGCTCTATCGAAGTTGATCTTCGTAAAGGTGACTATGATGAGCTTCTGGAATCAGCTTTCTTTAATTCATACGCTACAAACGTCTTGAAGGTTGGAACTACACCTAAGTTCTTTACAATGGAAGATGCAGCTAACGACATTTCCCAGTTCCGTCTGTTCACAGGTATGGCAGTATCTACCGCCAGTTTCTCCATTGCACCTAATCAGATGGTCACAGCGACCTTCGACATGGTTGGCAAAGGCATGACACAGGCTGGTACAACAGGTTCCACTGGTGGTACACCAACAGCTTCGACAACTAACTCACCTTTCGATAGCTACTCAGGTACTATCACAGATGGTGGCTCAGGTATTTCCATCGTGACTTCGATTGACTTTAGCCTTTCCAACTCTCTGGCCCCCACTTTCGTAGTTGGTGCTGACAATGCACAATCCCTTGAGTTTGGTAGTGCTGTCGTTGAAGGTACAATGACCGTTTACTACGAAGATGAAACACTCATCAACAAGTTCCTGAACGAAACCGAAAGCTCAATCACAGTGTCTGTTGACGATCCTACAGGCTCCAACGCATATACATTTGAGTTCCCCCGTGTAAAGTATAATGGTGCGTCTGTACCACTTCAAAACCCTCAGTCTCGCCTGATTACACTGCCATTCGTGGCCCTGTATGACAGCGTAGAGAACACAAACTTGAAGATGACACGCACAGCCTAATCCCTAGCTAGGGTAGAGTGGGGACTTCTGTCGGGTGAGGTTCCCACTCACTATAAATCACCCGACATAACCTCGACAACACATCATAAGGAATCCCGATATGGACTTGATGAACATTGGTACTACAAAAGAAACTACAGATGTAACCCTGTACAACCCCGTTAACTCTGAAATCCTAACTAATGAGGATCGTTCAGAGATGACCATTACAGTATATGGGCCATACTCGAAGAAATACAAAACTATCTCTCACGCTCAACAGAACCGCCGCTTGATGAAAGCGCAACGGACTGGTGGTAAGCTCAACCTCACTGCTGAGGAAATTGAAGCATCCGCATTAGACCTCATGGTTAAGTGCGTGAGTGGATGGAATATCACTCTTGGTGGTGAACAACCAGATTGCACAGAAGCTAAGGTACGAGAAGTGTTTGAAGCACTCCCTTGGGTTCGTGAGCAAGTGGATGCTGCCTTGGGTGATGCTCAGGCTTTTTTGGACAAGTAAGGGCTGAACTTGAGGAGTACGCTGAGTATTCCTTTAAGATGGGTAGGAAGGTCTCAGGTAGTAAGGGTAAAGCTACTGAGGCCGACCACCTAGCCCAAGTCGCCAAACAGTTAGGCAAAGAACTAGCAGAGGTTGAACAAGCTAATGCTGATGCAATCTTCCCTGACGTAGCTTCCCACTTATGGTCTACCTTTATAGAACTACACGATGGTAGAACTTACGGTATGAGTGGCCCTAACCCAATATCTTACGACATCATTAAAGCATGGTGTGATATTACAGGTGTAGACCTTTCCCCTTGGGAAGTTACTATTATAAAGTCTCTGGACAACCTCTGGATTAAAACTACTGGCGAGGAAGCAAATGACTGATCCTATTGAAATTGGTGTTGAGGTTAGAACTAACAGTGTTCGCTCTGCCACCAAGGAGGTTGACTCCCTTGGCAAGACGTTAAAATCCGCAGAAAGAAGTGCCTCCGCTTTTGTGGACGCTTTCGCACGTCAAGAACGCCAAGTTTCTAAAGCCGCCATTGCTAACAAAGCATACTCTTCTACCGCCCAGAAGATGTATAATGAAATTCTTAAGATTGATACAGCCACCAAAAGCGCCAGTGCTAGTGCTAGTGTATTTGCTGCAAACCTAGAAAAAGAAGCTAGGGCCGCTGCTCAAGTTGCTAAAGAGAACGAGAGGCTAAAAAATAAGTTCGTAGAGGGTCACACCGCTATGAACATTTACACCAAAGAACTTAATGACCTTGCTATTGCTCGTAAGAGGGATATTATTACCTCTGAACAGCAAAAGGATGCTGTTGCACAACTTAATGCACAAATGAAAGCTGGTACGGGTGTTTTTGCTAACGCTGCCACAGGTATGCAAATAGTTGGTAAAAGGGCAAACCGATCAGGCGTCCTTATGCAGCAAGCTGGCTATCAATTTGGTGACTTTGCTGTTCAAGTTCAGTCTGGTACTAACTACATGGTTGCGTTTGGGCAACAGGCAACACAGCTTATTGGTACTTTCTCCATGCTTGCCAAAACCACTGGGATGATTGCCCTATTCTCTGGGCTTGGTGTCGTTGTTCCCATTCTGACAGCCATAGGTGCTTACTTTATTAGAGCAAAAGAAAGTGCAGATTCAGCAAATGGATCATTCGAGGACGTAAAACAGACCTTACAAGAACTTTCAGATATAGACGAAGGTCTTGGCATCGGCTCTGATATGGTGTCTAACGCGGATGTAGCGATAACTAAGTTCACCTCAATACTGACTATTATGAGGAACATCCAAGCGGTAAGGTTGTCGGAACAGTTAGCTGAACCGCTTGATGCTTTGAGGGAAGAGTTTAGAGAATTTTCTAAGGAAGTTCAGTACGCAGCAATATCTCAAACTGAAGCCCCAGCGTTTAAAATTCTGGGTTTTGAAGATCAGTCCCAAGCTATTCAAGCCTTTCAACTACTGGCAGACATACAAGGTAAGACTAAAGAGGAATTACAGGATTCTGTCGTCCAACAAACACTGTTCCTTCAGGGGTCTGGCCTACTGACGGAAGAGGTAAAAAAGATACTTGCAACTTATGGTGATGTTGTCGGGGTAGTAGGGGAAGCAGCAAAAACTCAAGAACAATTAAACGACAGTCAAGAAAAGTCTTACAAAAGGTTTGACGCTCATACACAGGCTTATCAAAAACACTTAGATAATATTGAAGCGGCAGAGGCTAGTGCAGAGGAATCAATTCGCCTAGAACAGCAGAAACTATCTTTGATGCTGATAGAGAAAGATGTGGGCAAGGATACAGGTGAGTACGCTAGAACCGCAGCTCGTTATGAGAGAGAGAACCTTTACCTAAAGTTAAAACAAGCAGGTGTTTCGGACGAAATTATAGTTAGGGCAACAGACCTACTTTGGGCCCAACAGCAGGTAACTGCGGAAATGATAGCCTCAGCCGATCAAGCAGAAAGGCTTAAGAATAACCTTGAGATAGCCTCTTCGTTCAGAGTTGGGGGTGATCTAGGTGAGTTTGCTAATGTTGCTGGCGGTATTGATGCCTTCGGTGGCGCTGGTTCATTTAAGTACGGCGGATCACAGAAGTTTGATGGCTTGTCGGAATACGAGAAAGGACTCAGAAAAGTCACCAAGGCTACGGAAGACGCTGATAAGGCTGCTGAGGCACTCCGTAAGGAGCTAGAAGCTCCAATGGTTAAAGCCATAGATAGTGTATCTAATGCCTTCGGTGACTTCATAGCTGATGGCCTAAGAGACTTCAAGAGCTTCGCTAGTTCTATCGTAAGTTCCTTCAAGTCGATGATCTCACAGATGATTGCAACTGCCGCTCGTAACAAGATCATGCTGTCGATGGGCATGGGTGGAACTGCTTTTGCAGAGCAAGCTGCTGCTGGTAATGTGGCTGGTGTCGGTGGTAACGCTGCTTTTGGCCCCATAGGTTCCTTCATGGGTTCTTTCGCTGGTGGTGGTGCTGCTGGCAGTGGTTTATTGGGGGGCATGGGGTCAGTCTTTGGGTCAACTGGTATAGGTCTTGGTGGCTCATTCGGTTCCCTTGGTACTCTACTTAGTGGAGGTTCAACCGTAGCTGCTGGTGGTGCTGGTTTCGCTGCTACTCTAGGTGCTGCAATCCCAGCTATTGCCGCTGTAGCTGTAGTCATAGGTCTCTTCACTAAGAAAACTAAGCTCCTCGACAGTGGCCTAAGAACTACTGTTGAAGGCTTTGACGTAGCCATAGAAACCTTCAAGACGACACAGACCAGTCGTCTGTTTGGACTACTGAAGGGTAGCAAGAAGACAGCCTACGAAGCTGCAAGTGCGGAAGTTGCTGACCCACTGATTGAAGCTATCGGTGACATGCAACAGAGCGTAGTTGATGCTGCTGGTACTCTAGGCATCGGTTCAAATGCTTTCAAAGACTTTAGCTATCAGTTCAAGCTGTCGCTCAAAGGTCTGACCGAAGAGCAACAACTAGAGAAGATCAACGAAGAGATCACTAAGATGGGCGATAGTTTTGCCTCTCTGACTGGTCACTTTGAGACAATGAACGAGTTGCTTGAGGCTGCTACCCAGCGTATGCAACTACAGAACCGTCTGGATCAACTGTTAGGTAACAACCAAGCTATCCTGACACGACAGCGTGAAGCTGAACTAAAGGCCATGCACGAGTTGAACCGACCTCTAGCACAAGCTATCTATGACCTAGAGGATGCTCAAGCTGCTGTGTCTCAAGCTAACCAAGTTGTAGCCAATTCTTTTGCTGCACTACGAGCTTCTATTGACGCTGAGAAGGGAAGACTACAGGATTCATTCGCTAGTGTTCTTGATGGCCTCAAGGAACGTCTTGATGTCGTAAACGAAGCACT